GATAAATCCATACATGAACCAATATATTCATAACTTGGATTTTGAAGATCACTTAAATCAGGTTCATTTGAGTAAACAGCAGGAACAAAAAAGGCGCTCATTAGCGCCAATATAAATATTAGTATTCGCATAATTGCGCCTTAATTTTCAATCATCGAAAAGGATATAAAGTGCTAAAAGTCCTGAGACAATTAGCACTGTGTCTAATGTGATAAACATTAGCTGAAGATAGTACCTTTCAACCATTTCCAACCGATAGCAACGAAACCAGCAGCAAGGAATACGCCACCGATTAAGTTAGCATTATCAGTAAAGAAAGTTTGAAACTGAGTTGTTGCAGCAGTAACACCAGCGTCAGCTTCAGCGAATGCAGAACCAGAAGCAGCAGCTAGAGAAGCCAGTAAACCAGCTTTAGTTAACATTGTTTTATTGAATTTCATGGTTAAGTTCCTTATTTATTCCAAACCATTTTTGATAATTTCTTCCACCCGTAACAGGTAAGAAGGACTACGATAATTGAGGGAGCAACATCCGTTTTGAATGTCTCCCAATCGAGCGGAACTGGAAGCGGATTTTCGACAACTTCCAATTCTACAGGACACTGTTTCTCGACAGGTGCGACTGGACAAATAGCAATGTATTTGTAGTCACTCATTACTGGCCGCCGAGAGATTCTTTAAAATGACGCTTTAATTCAGGGTCAACTGGGATGAGTTCAACAACTTCATTTTCAAAAGTTTGGTCGTTAAACGAAAACTTTAAATCGTATTCTTTATCAGCAACAAAAACACCGTTATCGATAAGAACGTGAGCATATGTTGTATTAATAGAAATAGGTTCTTTACCAAATGGTGTAGCAGTTGTTTTACCAACGGCCTTACGATGAAATTTAGGAGAGTTCACCGATTCAAATGGATAAAGAACCTCAAGAGTAGCTTTTTCTACATCTGGGTTTTTTGACTCTGGAAATTTTGTAATTCCAATACCTGCGATAACGATAGCCATTAAAGACTCCTTAAATTTTGAGTTAGCAATTGCTTGTAAGTGTTAGGTATATCGAGAGATTTACCCGTTATGTATTTATCAGGAACTAACAGACCAAGAACGGTTTGCAAGTCGCCTTCAGTAATTTCAAAAATATCTGCTAAAGCCTTGCCGCACATACGACGAACCCATTTAACACGAGATGCTAAATCAGTAGCGGCGTTAGATACTTTTGGAGAGCTAGATGTGTGAACACCATCAGTATTAATCATTGACTGAGCAAAATCACATAAACCCGCAAAGGTAGAATCTGGGTCTAATAAACAATCAACAGTCCATTTTTTTAGTTCAACCTCATTTCTATACCAAACTAAATCAGGCTCTTGAATGCCCTGCTCTAATTTCTTGTTGTAGATACGCCAATAAACAGGGCTAGTACGTTTACCGATAGTTTTCATTTCAACATCGTAAACACCATCTACAGAGATCGAATCATGGTTAGCCATTGTTGGATTAGGGCCACCCTTTTTACGTGCGAAAGCTTTTTGAAAAAAGTTAGTTTCAGCATTTTTACAGTTAAAAACATCATCAAAACAATCGCGTGCAATATCGATACGCGATAGATGAGAAATGGTTAAAACCTTAGATAGCCAATGGTGAAGAATAAAAGGTGTAGTGTGCGACCATAAGTGTTTGCAGCCCTCACCTGAAATTTGAAAATAGACAGAATCACGTTGACCACCAATACCGACAAACCCAATTTGATTACCCTCTTGAGTAAGTAAATTCATTGAATTTTGATAACCGTGGAAACCTTTATCACGAGGAGCGGATAACTGAAAACCTAAAGCAACACTGGCAAAAGCACGTAAAGATTTAAAATAAAAATCTGACATTAAATCATTAACACGTTGTTTTTGCGTTTTTAAATGTTCTTCCAATTCAGCCGAGTTCATGCCTTGAGTATTAAATTCACTCTTAATATTAGGCACTTCTGGGAAAACGGTTTGAGACTCAGTTGTTACGCCAGCCATACCAGCACGTTTTAAATGACGTAAATCAGCAAGTTTAAAACTAAAAGATAAATGGTCGATAATCGTTTGATTGCTTTCATGTTTTTTAAAACGCTCAATACGATTATTAATAAGTTGTGTAGCTTTATCGGTGTATTGGTAATTCATTAGATTACCCCTTCAGCTACTAATTGACGGTAGTTTGAATCAGTAATTTCAACTGTTTCACAATCAAATTCATGTGCAACCCAAACACGGAAACGGTACATATTTTCAAAATAATCATAATGGCGTTCGCCATTCAAATCATAAGTGACTTGAACACCTGCCTGCCTGTTATTTTCAAAATAAATAATCATCCCTAACCTTAACTGAGTTTCTAAGAATTTATTTTCTTGGGGTGAGATTAGTTTCTCAGAATCTAAAAGTCAACAAAAATTAGATTATGAGTTTATAATTCCTGATAACTTTCGACGTAGGAATAAGAGAATGCCAACTAAACATATTGATGATGTGACATGGAGGAAGGTGGAAAAGGAACACGTAAAAGCAGTAGTAGCCACCCAGAAATCATTAAAAGACACTGAAATTTTAAAAATACTTATAAACAAAGGACTAGATACAATAGAGGAAAGCGACTATCTAAAAATTGTAAACGAAAAGAAAAAGTAAAGGTTAAGGCCGGAAGGCCAAGGTTTAGATAGGAGTTATACCCCGTAATACAATTACGGGGTTTTTTTTAGATTTCCACATCAAAGGCAGTGAGGGGCTCGAAGCTCGCCCTTCTCTCTGCCTTTTGCTGATGTTGGATATGTATATATTCTGAAAAATATTTATAGTTTGAAAAATTGAAAGGTTTATCAGAGGGCGCATGCTGCGCAGGGATTTTCCTTCAATAGTAGATGGTTTGCGCTTCGCTTAGTTACGACCGATAAACTATGAATTTCAAATTACTAATGAGTGCGGTCTACATGCGATAAATCGCATACCCATAATTGGCATTATGTTACAGGTTGCTTACGCTTAGCTGCCAAAGGTTTGACCGCAATCCGTGTGTCGCTTCGCGATTTTCACACACGGAAAACCACAAACGCCCCGCTCTGGAGATATTTTAGCGGGGCGTTCTTTCAACATAACACGTTTAAAATTATGGGCTGCTCTTTAAAGGGTCAGAATTGCCTTAAGAAAATATTCTTATCTGAGAATTTAAGAACTGGTAAGTTCTCAGATAAATAAATCGAGTAACCTATCTTCTCTAAATAGTTAGAGCTAAGCGCTATGACTTCAGGTTCTTTGATTTGCTCAGCTTGCTGAACCTCATTATCACCTTCGCCCATAGTTGATGTTTTTTGTCTCTCGACCTGATTACCTGTTACACAATTTATATAGTGCTCAACAGTAACAACACCATGATTCTTTTTAAGAACATAACCACCATATTCGTAGTCATCACACATTTCATTTAATGGGTGTTCAAACTTTTGAGGTTTATAGTCCAAATCAGAAAGTAATTTTTTTTGAGGTTTTATCGATAACTGGGTTTCGGGAATTACCGTAACTGGAGGTTCTCCAGTGGTAGGTTCTTCAGAACTAATTAAACCTAAGCTACCTAACAATGAATAAAATACATAAATAAAAATAGGAATAGCCAACAACATCAAAGCGGCTTTAGGTGGTAATTTAAATTTTGCTGTATGTTCATCAGCAGACCAATAAACACCATAAAAATTAGAGTCCCTTCGCATTATCTTAGAAGAACATTTTTCTAAGTCGCCACGGTAATCAGTATTGAATTGTTTATCTCGTTGGAAACGAGTAATAGCTGAACCACCCATCGGCCTAAAATAATGAATATGGGAATTGGTACATTTCTGAATAACGTTATCTAAGAAAGTGTAATGTTGAGTTACTAGATGTATATCAACGCCCGTATGTCTATGAGTCTGAAACTTTGTATAGTGTAAAGGCCGCTTTGCGCTATTGGCCATTGGGGAAAAGTAATCCTGACATTCATCAAACACACTTATAGATCCATTTGGTAAATCATACCATTGAGTAGGATCGTCTACTTTTGTCCAATGATAGTTAAGTAACTTTATGGATTCGATTGTAGGTTCTTCAGCTTCATCTAAATAAGTATCTAACCCTTTTAAATTCTGCTTTGGATAACAACGACGACACCAAGTAACAAACAAATTAATAGCTGCCCGTTCATCGTAAACCTTGAATAAAGGTGCTAACCAAGGCGCATCAAAAAGTTCAACTAAGCGCCCTTCTTCATGTGCTTTTTTAATTATCTTAGAATATCTAGATCCTTTTTTTGTTTGTTGGACAGATGGATAAAAAGACCCATAAAACCAACCAGCAAAACTATTACAGAAATCTAAATCAAGAAGAAAACACTTAATATTGTTATAGAATTTTTGCTTTTGAGTAACTGAAGAATCTTGGCAAATTTCTTTAAGCGTATTTAAAGTTTTGCCCGCCCCTGGGACACCTGTTCTTAAATAAATCATTGGTTAGGTGCTCCCAATTTCATCTTGGTTACTGAACCACCCGAAGTTAAACCACGAATAGTTAAAGCAGCTGCATAAGCACCAAGCATAAAACCAATAGCCTGATCTAATTTGGCATAGTTAAAAACAGCTAAGACCTCAACTGGTAAAGTCGCAGAGTTAGAAACAATAAGATTAAAAATATAATCAATACCGAAAGAACCTAGCTCGTAAGTAACATAACCAAAACCAAGACCAACAAGAACCTTAGAAACAAGACTAGGAAGTAAAGCAGCTAGAGCAGCAAAAAAAGCTTGTATTAAAAATGGCATTAGACTGACCTCACGATTATAGAAGCGCTATGAATTAAAGAACTGATAACTATCAACCCAGAAATAGCTTGAAAAAATAAGATGAAGTATTCAAAACTAAAACAAAGAGATTTGCCGTTAGTTAAAGTAATACACTTTTCAGGTGGTAACTCAGCATCAGGAAGCCAGTTATTATATTTCTGGGCATATTGTTCTAAGTTCCTTGTTTCTTGGGGGATCTCAACACCATCACCAGAACCAATACCAGCACATTCTTCTATAGTACCTTCACAATCTTCACCGCCAATATTACCAGTACCACTACCAGTGCCATTACCACCACCGCCACCACCGCCAGTTTCAATACCATTAACAGCATCAATTAACTCATTGAACTTACCAACAGTTACAGCATGTAATTTGTCATCTTGGCTGGTTTGATAAAGAATAGCAGTATCAATACTATCCATAACATTGATAAAAGCTTTTGCATTTTTTTCATCAGCTTCAATTTTCTTATTGTGAAGTTCGTTATCATTATCTATTTGGCGATTGGTACTATTCTCGACTTCAGTTTCAACATTTTTAATATTACAACTAGAATCGCCAGCAGCGCAGGTTTCTTTTTCCTTTTGAGGTGTTTCAGAGTCATCTACTTTAGATTCATTATTATCTATAGGATTATCTTCAGGGTCTGGTTGGTTATGGTCAGGACATTGAAGAACTGAAACAGTACCATCGGACACAGTTGAACATTGATCTGCATCAGCATCATCAGCTAGTTTTTTATCATCGTAAGGCTTATCACCACAAGCTGTACCCTGCGATACACCCATTGCATACTGACCCAGTGAAATCTGAGATTCATCAACAGAATAAGCACAACCACCATTGCAATATAAGCCACCGCCATCAAAACCAGAACCACCGATATTAGGTGAAGAAAATAAACTTTCACTACTACCAGAAGGCGGGCATTCTTGGGGAACACATTCATCAGAACCTAAAGCAGCTGAAGTACCTTTAGAATGATAACCAGCAGGACAATCTTCAGGAGCTTTAGGCTTGGCACACATAAGCTGATTATTAGCTTGAGGAACTGGAATATTATACTTTGGCATACCTTCAGGAGGGCATTTAGGAGCACTTTCTTTTGTGCCAAAATAACCATAAACACCTCTTGAGGTGGCGGTATCTGAATAATGATTTTTATAAGCAACAACAATTCTATAGAAAGGGCCAGTATCAGTTTGCATGTGAACTTCAACAGTAGAACCGAAAACGAGGCCGGGTCTTGCTTTTTCTACAATTGCTTCTATTAATTCTTGGCACATACCTACATTGCCACCCGAACTTATTTCTTTA